CAAGCGTATGGTTTCCGGTTTGATAGGACATAGGACAGGTGGCCTTATAAAGGTGAAACGGATGACGAAGATCTTGGGTGTGGGCCCAAGAGCTACCGTTTCTGCCTTTAATAATAGCTTTCACAATTATGAACAAGCTATTAAATGTCGTATATTCACTTATAGGGATGGATCCGGTAAGTGGATATCGAAAGACTCCTTCCCACACGATGATTCTGTATTCGAAGATCTATTATCTGATGAATTTACATTTTTAACCTCTAATAATCGAGCACACACCCCAATCCACGTGACTAAATATCACGAGTTGTATTCTGGTCTGAAAAAGCGACGTTATAAGAGGGCAGGGATCAGCTTGACAGTCTCCCCCTTGAAGAAGAAAGACTGGCAAATAAAAATGTTTATTAAATTTGAGAAAGATATTCGGAGTGCTAAGCCGGATCACGTTCCCCGTGTCATCTCACCTCCTGGAGATAGAATGCTTGTGGTTGATGGTTGTTATGTAAAAGCAGCCGAACACTCAGTCTATCTCAAGGTTAATGATATGTACGGACATATTGTCGTTGCCAAAGGAATGAACTATTTACAACTAGGAGGAACCATTGCTGGACATTGGTTTTATTTCGTGAAATGCGTTTCCATCGATCTTGATGTGAAACGCTTAGACCAATCTATAACAAAGATTGGCCTCCGAAAGACTCACGTCGTGTTGTGCTCATTCTTTGGACCCGAAGAAGCAGATCGAATCATGCGTTTATTTGAGAAACAGTTGACTACTCATGCTAAGGCTCGTTGTGATGACGGCGATTTTGAGTATTGGACAGAGGGTACACTTACCTCTGGCCAGGTTAATACTTCTATGGTTGGAGTATTATTAGTAACTGCTATATTGCATGGTTATTTCCGTTCTATCGGGGTAAATGTTAGGTTGATTAATTGTGGCGATGATTGTACTATCTTCTGTGAAGATAGGGATATGGCCAAGGTTAAGGGAGGGTTAGTGGATTGGTTTGCCAAATTCGCTATGCGTATCAAATTGTCAGATGTTAATAAAGAACTCGAAGGAGTAGAGTTTTGCCAGACTAGACCAATCTGGACACCTGATGGATACCAAATGGTACGCTGTGTTAGAGATGCAATAATTAAAGATTCTGTTTGTATTGATCCTCTTGATAATGAGGTTAAGGCAGCTAAATGGCTCAATGCTGTTGCAAACGGAGGTATTAACACACATGGGGGTATACCCATCTTCCAGGATTTTTATACTTGTTATGCTAAAGGAGCTGACAACATATTAAATTCAGTCAAACTAAATAAACGACAAAAGAA